GATAAACACCTGCTCAGATCCTCCAGGAACCCGAAACTCTCCGCAAGCAGTTAATGTCGGATTCCCGCTAATAGCAGATTGACTCCCATAACTCGCAGTCCCTAATACACGTTCAATCGCTGCAGATTGCGTTAGTCGAGTATTCTCCATTCCATGTAGGCCATTTGCAGGGACATCTTCAGCAGGGACATCGTATCTTACCCCCATGTTCCACGGACCATATTGAACGGTTTGAGCTTGTATAGGCATTAGCCAACCTCAACAACTAACGACGTATCAGTTCTTACAGTAAAGTCTGTGTCGTCGTCCGAAGAAAGATATCTGCGATTACCTTGTTGCAATAAGTTTTGACGTTTCATTAAAACAATAGCACGTTCAAGTTCGTTCGCTTCTCTTTGTGCTCCTTGTTCGTCACCTTTTTCTTGTAGAAATAATTTAGTCGCCCCGTAGACTAACGCACTCTCTCCAGTTTGTGGTATGCCCAACTTCATAAACGATTCGCTATCGTTAGCCTCTGCCCAAGTCGATATTGCTACCTGATAACGAACTCTAATAATTACATTGGTTGTATCTGGAGTATAATACAATGCAACGACGGGATAGCCTGTAGTCTCGTCAACTCCACCGATCAACGCTTTATAAACGTTTCCCGTTAAAGACCTATCCTCGTCAAGTAAATCATATTTATCAGGACCAACAATAGAAATTGGTTGTTCATTTGTTTCGTCCATGAAAGACCAAAACGCACCAACGTATCCATCTATTGGAGTATAAACACGAGTATTGACAGAAGATTTATAAGTAGCAGTAGCAGAGCTTGAACCCCCAGATATTGATTCGTCTGCGGTAAAGTCTCCGCTCTCGCTGTAAACATAAAGCAATAGGTTTGTAGCGTCATAAGAATCTACAACCGCAGTCTTACCTGAAGGAAAACCTGTAATTGTTTCTCCCGCTGTAAACGTTCCACTTACACCTGCAACAGTAAACGTTTTAGTTGTGCGAAAAGTCGTAGTTTTATTTAGCCACCACCATTTCAGGTAGCTTGCGATCTCAACCGCAGTAATATTTAGATATTGTCTTGCCCTGTTTTTAAAATCAGTATTTGCTTGGTCAAGACCAACTCTACTTAATGTTAAATCAATTCCTTCACTTAGTAACATTCATGTTATTACCTATCAGGTTATGTTAGACCACGAACCGTTTTCTCTTACTTGAACCTTGTTATCGGTTGTATTGTATATGATCCAACCATTTGTTGGAGTCAAAGCGTCACGTTGCGTTGTAGTCATCTGAGGAGCACTTAAAACTGTTCCCGCTTCTACTACGTCAAATTGTGCAATCGAACCAAACGACGTTGCACTTTTTTGATTGCCCCCAACAACAGGACTACGTTCGTTCATCCGTGAACCGCTCCAACATCGTCACGCAAGGTTTGATCAGCAGCAATATCGAACCTAATATTGCCGTCCATTGAAGTGCCGTTTTTGTGATGATCCAACCACGTTTTGTATTCTTCCGTCTTTTGAGGAGTCCCATCTTCATTTTTTACCGCTTTATCTTTTAAGTAAGTAGTACCACCGTTTTCCGAATAATACATTGGCAACCAACTTGGCGGTGACGGTTCAAATCCTGGAGGGTGCTCTACCTCAACTCCACCGTAAACTCGTAACGCTTCTTCTCCACGATAGTTTCTTTTGTAAGTTCCATCTGGGACACCCTTACCTGCTTCAACTCCTAAAACTTCTTTTGCATTAGGTGCTGTAGAAAGTAATTCAACAAGACGCTTTTTTGCATCAGGATCGTCCTTAGCTTCACTAAGGATCTGCTCAAGTAAAGAAGGTTTTGCTTCTGCTTCAACAGCCTCTTGAACATCTATTAAAGGTTCCAAGTCGCTCACCTCTTCAGCATTAGCTTCTTCAACAATTTTCAAAGCATCTGCGTCTGGGTCAATTTTTTTTGCTCCGATTGCTTGACCCATTGCGTCGAATCCATTTTCATAATCAAGCTCTTGCTCTTGCTTCTTTTTTGTTTGGCGTTTTGCCATAACATTATCCTTCAGTTAATGATGCAGGTGAGGACACGAATGCCCTCACCCCATCAAGTTAATTAAACATCAACTACATACGGACGAGCAAGACTGACCAAAGCCAATCCTGAGCTTGGCGTGTCTAATGCACTTACCGTACTCATGCCGAATATAAGATCACCGCTAACTACAGCATCATCAATACTACCTGCCGTAGATGTTAGATAAACGGCTTTATTGTCGGCAAGACTTGCCAACCCTTTTGCAACACCGTTACCAGTAATCTGATACCAACCAAACTGATTGGCAACGTTTATACTCATTGAACAACCAAGCTGACCAATATCGTTAGCAGTAGCCAACGAAGTTGTCCAACCGTTTGTATCAATCAATGCAACACTACCGACCACTGTAGATGCGACACCTTTGGCGTAAATAAATTCACCTACACCGTAACCAGTGTCTGGATCTATGTCGTTTCCTTGCACAACCAATCCTAAAGGAAACTTTTGCGTGGTAGAAGTTTCGTCAATGTTCTGACCTCCACCGTAAGCTCCTATGATATCCCAATTTGCCATTCAGCTAATCTCCTATATACCTGTTAGGTTAGTGTGAACACCGAGCCTACGTCGGTTATTTGTGATTTGCTGAACCCCCGCTACCATGTAACTAAGTTGCCCCAACTGCCCGTTCGATTGAAGTGATACAAACGGAGTCTTCTTAAAGTTTGCGTTTTTCATAACACGCAACTGGTGCGAACGTTTATCTACAAAGTAAGCCTTACCAGAAGAGACATCGTTGTCAGCAATAATCTCTGCTCCCATAAATCCTGGGAACTCTTGACCATTAAGCCCGTTAAGTTTTGTGCCGTTCAACTCTACGTAACCTTGAGAAGTTAACGCAGTGCGATAAGCACCCGCAATAGAATACGTTGTAATAATAGCATCAGTACGACCGCCCTGCTTACGAACACTATCCATAACAGTATTAAATTCTGTAACACCGTCAAAAATATTAGTAGTCGATTGGGCTAAAAACGTTGCAGTCGTTGTGTCAGACTGATTCTGCCAGAAGGTAGAAGTGCTACTATTAATACCGCCAACAGTACCCGTTCCCGCATCAGCTATAAGATCCTGAAGACCGAGCATCTTTTTACCCGACTGAGAACCGCAAGCATCTTCGTTGATCGTCTTGAGCAACGAGTTCATTGCGTTGTCACCCAAAGCAGAAAGCAACGAGAATATTTGTTCTGCTCCACTGTTTTCCCAATCTTCTGTGTCGCTTAAAACAATAGGAATCGCGTAATAGCGTCTCTTGTAAAATGCCGACTCAAAAGGATCACGAGGTGATTTTGAGAGTGGATCGTATTTATCAAATGCTTCTGCCGTTCCTGCACTGCTTTCTAAGATGACTTGTATTTCTTTACCGCCTCCGTCTACCATCTGCATACCACGTTTCCGTAGTGCATTGATAACGTTGTACGGCTCAAAAATATTGTCAATAACTTTTGGGTCTATCGTGCGACGAGTTGAACTCCACCGCGAATCCCAGACCTCACTTGTGGTTTGAGCCATTCTAATTCTCCGAAAAAAGTTTCTCTATCACATAGTTGAAGCGATTTCCGCAATAGCTTGTGATTGACTTATCGGACCGCCTGAAGAATCTCTAATAGCAGAAGTGCTCCCACGATTAGAAGCTCCCGCCTTAGCTACATTTCTTTGAGTGCGTTGATTGTCACGAGCTTGTTGTGCTTGTTGTGCAGGTTTCCCCGTCCAACGTCCTACCAACTCCGACAGTGTAAAGTTTTTACCTGTATCTGGATTTACCGTTGAAAGCAAAGTCCTGTTGTTGGTAATGAACTGCAAAGTTAATTCATCTTTTAGTGATTCTTCACCAAACAACCCTTTGGCTTCTTCAATCTGATCTTTTAACTCGGACTCTCGTGATGATCGTTGTTGCTCTGCCATGTTAGCAAACAACTGACGATCTTGTTGGTAGTTGTTCAACCCCATCTTTTCTAATGTAGATGCAAGTCGATCTTCTACCATCTTATCAACATACTCAATACCTGCAGCTTGTTCCATCAACGCACGTTGCTGTTCAGGGTCGTTAACTTGCATCGCCCTTTGTCGCAACGTTTCAGCATCTCCCAAATCCGCTCCCTGTTGAGGTTGCGTCGGTTGTTGCTGTTGCTGATAGTTTCTACGCTCTTCTTCAAACTGTCTACGTTCAGCCAAAAACGCTTCGTTCTTCTGTTGGAAGTAACGATCAGCTTCGCGTCTACCTTTTTCAAACTCTGATAGATCATTGTTTGATTGATTACCGCTATCATTAGCGGGTTGTTGCGTTTGCGTTCCTCCATCGGTCTGCTCCGACGCTTCAACAGGGTCCGAGTCCGTATCCGTCTCAAGCATCCCCAGACCCATTTCAGGCATATCTTGAAATGATTTGTCTGTAGATCCGTCTGACGAACCAGATGATTCGGTCTGCCCTGAATCAGCAGTGAAGTCCGTGGCGATTTCGCTCATACTATCTCCTTCATGTTATTTCTTCCGCACCATACGGAAAAAGTTACATACTATTATTATAATACGTTTACAAATTAAAATCCATACCCATCTTCAACATTTCTATTTAAATCACCCGAAGCACCTCTATCAACTTTATCCCACTCAACCTTATCCATAATCTCATCTAAGCTATTGGCACTCAAAACTCCGCTCGTATCAACAGCGTCTTTTTGTTTTTCTAATTTTTGTTTTGCATCATAAGTTTCAGCTTCGATTTGTGATTTTGTTGGGTTGTTTCCTTCTTCTAAACCTAACGCTTTTAGTTTTACCTTTTTATCGGTTGCGTTTTCGTAAAACATTCCCGTCTGCGGGTCTGCAATAACTTTGTTGTGTCCCTGCGTAGACATCAACCGATTATAATCCCCCATCGAACCAAAATGAATCTCACTCTTGCATTTACATTTCGGGCAACGTTTGGTTTTTTTGGCTCCTCCGCTATTAGAAGAAAAATATACGTCTTTCTCTACATGTCCAGAGGTGCATATGTAATTATGTAGTGGCATTATTCAGTTTCTCCTTCTGCAGCTACTATAGCAATTAATGCTAAAGCTAATGGCATTTCTGCTCCTATTGGAATACCTTTTTCTTTGGCTCGTTCTATCCACCTTGACCAACTGTCTACAACTTGAGGTGTCATTAACTGACCTACGTCGCCTCTCATTTGAGCATGACCTGTTTGTTCAGAAATGTCTAATGGTTTAGGATCTCCACTTTTTGGAGAAGTTTTTCTAAGACGAGCTTCATCATACATATCTGGAAATGCAACTTGAGAAGGAATGTCTGGTCTTTCGGTTTTACCTATATCTTCTCCTGAAATCATAGAATCGTAAGACCTATGAACATTACCTTCTCCCGTAGGTTTAAAAATCGGCTTGGTCGTATCAATATCAAAAAACGAAGCACCTACATCAGCACGATTGATATTATATAAGTCAGGATCATTAACAACGGTCAAAATGTCTCTTACGTTAGGAAATCCTAATTCTTGCCATTGTCCTTGTTGCAATACCTCAATTACTGATTTACGTAAAGCACCACTTCCTTCTCTTGGATATTTACCAATTCCCATTAATTGTTGATACATGTCTGGGTTGGTAAGACCTACAAATTCAGGAGTAGGTTCAGGCTTTTCTGGCAAAGACGTATTATTCTTTTTGGCGTTTTTAACTTTCTTTTCCCAATCACTCAAATCTTTTTTATTCTTTTGTCTTATAGAAGAGTTAATAGTATCACTCGCACCTTCAAGTGCTCTTTGAGAAATTTTTGTTCCACTCTTAGCCATTGATTCTATTATAGTTTCAATAACTGGAGTACTAAAATTAACAGCACTTTGGTGCATTGCAGAGTAAACTCCTACTGGCTCAAACCCTGCATCAGCAATTCGTTTTGCTTGATCGTATTTACGTTGTAACACTCCTCCCATAGAAGCCCAAACAGCACCTTGTTTTCTTGCTAATTCTGAACCAGGAAAATCTGGTCCTCCTTGAATGTCAATCGGAGAATCAAACTGAGTTTGACCAATCCTCCTAAGAAGTCCAACTCTGCTTCTATCTCCCGCAAAAGGAATTAAAACTTTTCCTTCAAGCTCTGAAGGATTAATAATTCTACGAGTTATATCTTCGTCAACTATATCAAATTCTGGTGTAAAAGGTTTATCATAACTATCTCCTAAAAGCTCTACATTACCTCTACCTGCTTCGCGTTCAAGGACAGCGGGATTTAACAGCCCCCTATCTTCTCCAACAATAATATTTGCATCTACTTTTGTTCCATCATCTAATTTCTTAGAACGTTTTTTCTCTTTTATTCTTGAGGCTTTACCAATACCAAAATCCGAACTTAGTGCTTTAAACCTATCTATGTCTGTTCTCATTAAATCTATTACTTCATCACGATCAAAGTCACCGTAGCCATATTCAGTTACATGTTCTTCAATTAATTTATTTTTTTGACCGTTAAGTTTTTGGGCTGTTTTTGAATCAGGTGCATTTTTAACGTCTATCATTTTCTTTTTAATATCTTCTAATGAAACTTTACGAGCTTTTTCTTCAGCAACAGATAACGCACCTTGAAAGGCTTGGGCAATAGGCAAAGATTCGTCAGCGTCTTTTAAAGTTTTCTTTAATCCTTTTTTAATAGGAGCCATAGCTAAAGACCCAAACCCCGTAAGATCGCCTATTGTAAAATTGTTCAACATTTCTATTAACTCTTCTGTTGAACCAGGGGCGTTTTCTTTAATCCAAGAAATAGTATCTAAAACTAATTGCCCCGTTCCCTCTGGAGACTTCGTAGCTTGTGTAACTCTATTTGCTAACTCTGCTCCCTGCAACCCAATAGTCTTAGCAAGTTCAACTGCTTCTTCATCATTTAATTGCATTATCTTACCGCCAAACATTAACGAGTTTCCTGGCAATGTTTTAAACGCAAGATTTAATCCTTCGTCAAGCGGAGTTTTTACTTTTTCTTTTTGAAAACTTTTAAGAGAAGTCCCCGCATCAAACATACTTTTCCCAATAGTGTCTTTAGTTTCGCCAACAGATCTTTTAAAATCTTTGGCTCCTTTTCTAAAATAATCACTTGCACCCTGCTCTCTAATTATATCTAAAATTTGATCTTCAATTCTTGCCGAAGAATTATTAGGAAGATTCATTCAGCCTACATTCCTTCTGTTTGATTTTGTATTGAATCAGCAGTCCGTTGTGCATTACTCTGAACTTGCGAAATCAAATCAGGTTGAGTCTGCGACGCTTGAACCGCCTCCGCTCCACCGCCAAGAGTCGTCTCACCTTGTTGCTCTTGCTCCATTGCTTGCTGATGTTGCATAACATGCTGACCGATAGCTTGGTCAATCGCTTGTATCTGTTGTCCCGCTTGAGGGTTCGCAGGGTTCCCAACCATATCAATCGCTTGTGCTTGTTGCATCAACTGAATGTATTGAGGGTGCTCACGATACATGTTGTGAACCTCCATATGTGCAGCATGATCTTGTTGTGGTAATACTTCTATTCCTTGTCCAACCATCACCCGATCATTTTCATACTGAGCTGCCCGTTGAGCTTCGACATTATCTTGGTCAACCAAAACCTTATCGACATCTTGTATTCCGTTCGCCTCTGCAGCGAGTTTGTCGATTTCCATTTGATCGTAGTTAGGACGATTAGAAGCCCAACCAACAAACGCCATAGTCCTGTCACGTTCCAGTTGTGCATAGAGTGGTTGTGTTGATCCGACCTTTGTCTCAATTCGATAATTGTATAAGAAGTCACTTGTCGTCAAAGCACGAACCACTCGTTGATCTCCCTCTGGTGCAATGTTCTCTACAAAGTTTTCTGGAGTATATCTTGGGTCGCCCATTATTTGAAAAGCATTCCTTACAATGTTTTCGTAAAACTCATTTACAGCAGCTTCCATCCAGTTCCCGTTAATCTGAGAAGCTGCAGCAACTATCGACGCTTCGGTTGCCGTCTCGGAATCTCCTGGTTTCTGTGGTGCAAGTGCAGAGATCTCTTGCTCCATTCCCATCATCATCTGGAAATAATTATAAACATCTCCAGGAACACTTCCCCAATTCAACTCACGTATCGAAGACAAATCTTCAACACCAATGAACTCACCGTCTCGACCCGTTCGCAATATCTCACCAATCTCAGGATTGTTTTCTAACTCACTTGATCGGATAGCCGTCATCCTTGAAGTGCGTTTCAACATATCACTAATACGAGACACCTGCTCAATAATCGCATTCTGAATATCTTCTATGTATCGCAAATGTCCCAACGGATAAAATGATTCTTGCGACAAATCAAACTTAATCGCTGCAAAAGGAAATCCTTGTTCGACCAACCATCCCGACGCTTCCTCACCATTTTCTAAATCAAGCGTTGGCTCTGTTGGCTCTCCCGTAATCGGATCAATGTCGAACACTGGTTGACCGAGCATGTCCGTCACTTGTGGAAATATCATTTTTCTAAATGGGTGCGGAACATCAAGTATCGGTTCATCAACACCTTGAACAAACATTACCTCGCGTCGTTCCATTCTATTGTGCCAACGTTCAACCAAAACAAATTCACCGTTGTCAATCGCCTCACGCATCGCCTCTTGTTCTGACGAGTCGTAACGATCACCCATCACCTCACCGTAACCAACAGAATCTTCTCTCGTCATCTGCGTTGGTTTGATTTTCTTTTTGTTTTGTATTCTTGGATCGTCTTGCAAATATTTAATCGGAGTCCAAAACTTTTCTCGTATGTATCGCTTGTCGCCAAGTCTATGTGGCGAACCCGTCGGATCAACGTGAACAAATCCTGGAGCTACTCGTTGTGGGACAACCAAATCTTCTGCGAAATCATCGTTGGTAGTATAAGGTGCAATCATGTCATCTCCAGGTGGATTGTAATCTAAACGTATCCAACCCACGCCAGTAAACAACGCATCGAAAATTGCTTGGTGAATGTGTGACTTGAGGTTCGTGATGTTCATGTATCCATTTGCAGCCCGTTCCAAAACTGTTGACGCTCCCTCGTTGACCTCATCCTCAACATTGAACGCCATCACTGGATAGTTGTGTGCAATCGTTCCAAGCACTTGTCGAACTATCGGATAGAACCTTGAAACCTTAACAACATCCTCTGCACGAAGATCACGAATCTTTTTGTCAAACTTCAACTCGTAAGCATCGTAAAGTTTCTGCCACTCTTCCTGTCGGTCTGCGTAAAGACGATCCAACATTTCACCTTCAGTTTTATACCATCTGATCTCGTATTTGTTCATCCATATCTACTTTCGATAAGATCGGTTGACAACTGGTCGATCAATCGTCCACCGTCGTTTTCTTTTCTCTCGTCTACATAACGAGGTTTGTAGCAATGATTAACA